ATAAAACGCTGGAGCTGGTTTTAAAGAATGCATCTCTAGCGATTGCTGGCGTATACACTGCGGCAGACGATGGTGTATTGAACCCACAGAACATCAAGATCCAGCCAGGTGCGGTGATTGCAGTTGCGAGAAACGGTGGCCCACAGGGCGCGTCATTGTCGCCATTGCCCAGAGCTGGGGACTTCAATACGAGTCAGATTGTGGTCAACGATCTTCGCATGAATATCAAGAAGATCATGATGGATGATACGCTGCCGCCAGACAACATGAGCGCCAGGTCGGCAACTGGGATTGCAGAAAGAACCAGAGAGCTTGCATCGAATCTTGGGTCTGCGTTTGGCCGATTGATTACTGAGACGATGGTTCCTATTGTTACCAGGGCATTGTTCGTCATGGATCAGCAGGGTTTGATTGACTTGCCGCTCAAGGTAAACGGTGTTGAGGTTAAGGTTGTACCTGTATCTCCGCTGGCGCAAACGCAGAAATTGCAAGAGGTCAATGATGTTGTGCAGTATATGCAGATTGCCAATCAGATGGGGCCAGAAGGCCAGGCTGTAATCTCTGTACCGCGAGTATTGCAGTTTATTGCAGAGCGGCTTGGTATTGATCAGAATCTTTTGACTACTGAAGAGGAGCAAATGATGATGATGCAACAGATGATGATGATGCAACAGGCAGCGGCGCAGCCGCAGCAGGTAGATGATGGGGGCGCAATAGAGGAAGCGATTCAATGAGCGATGGATGGGAAGGGTTAAACGAGGCTTTTTATGAGGCGCCAAAGGCAGATGACATGGATATTCTGTACGGGCGTGTCTTTAAAAGTGAAGAAGGCCAGAAGGTATTGAGCCATCTTCGAGGGATTACAATTGAGCAGCCGAGCTGGAATCCAGGAGAGGATTCTAGTTTTGGTTATGTCAGGACTGGCATGGCAGAGATTGTAAGGATGATCGAGAAGCGAATAGTAAGGAGCGAAAATGGATAACGCAACACAAGAAGGCAACACAGAAGCACAAGAATCTTTGTTAAATTTGTCTGTTTCGGAAGATGCAGAAGCAAGCCAAGAGGCGCCGATCCCATTGCATGATGATTCGGATGCGCCGGTAGGCCAAGAAGCAGATTCAGATGAGCCAGCCCTGGAGCGGCCAGACTACTATCCTGAGAAATTCTGGGATGATGATGGCCCTGATGTTGAAAAACTAGCCAAGTCTTATGCCGAGTTGGAGAAGCAATTCAAGCAGGGTAAGCACAAAGCGCCTGAAGAATACGATCTGTCCTCGTTAGAGAACGCCGGTCTATATGCTGAAGATGATGTAATGGACATATACAAAGACTGGGCCAAGGACAATGGTATCAGCCAACAAGCGTTTGAAGAGTTAGCCCAGGCAGTGTTGAGCACAGCTCAAGAAGGCCAGCAGGAGATGACCGTTAACCACCAAGAAGAGATGAACAAGCTTGGTGAACGCGCTCAAGAAAAGATTCAGATGGCTGAGAGGTTGTTGATTAAAGCTCCGTTATCCAACAATGAGCGAGAAGCTATGTCGAATAGCCTCAACAGCGCAGATTCAATCAATGCGTTCTTGAAGTATCACCAGGCTATTACGAATGAGAACATCCCGATTCAGTCGGCGCCAAGCACGCCAGAAATGACCAGAGGTGATTTGGAATCTGCAATTGCGGATCCCAGATGGCATACTGATGCAGCCTGGCGCGGCAAGATTGAAAAGCAGTGGATGGCTTCGCAAAAGTAGATTAAATCTAACGGTTGCGTTTTCTTACAAAATATAGTTATATTCGTTTTTGATGGCTAACCGCGTTCGCGGCCCTTCTATACGGTGATTCCGTTGGTGGTGGAGACAGACTCCACAAGTAACCGCCCGATTTCGGCTAACGGTAGCGTTTAATCAATTCACTTTATTGGAGGTTCTGTCATGGCACAGAATGTAACTACAGCGTTTGTTACTCTCTTCGAGTCAGAAGTAAAGCAAGCGTATCAAGCTGAGTCGGTTCTTCGTGGAACGATGCGGACTCGCACAAACGTACAGGGCAACACGGTTAAGTTTCCTAAAATCGGCAAAGGTGTAGCAACGGTTCGCGTACCGCAAACTGATGTCACCCCTTTAAACGTCACCTACGCGCAGGTAACTGCGAGCATGACGGATTACATTGCAGCAGAATACAGCGATATCTTCCAGCAATCACACATCAATTTTGATGAGCGTCGAGAACTGGTTCAGGTTGTATCTAAGTCAATTGCTCGTCGTCTTGACCAGCTTTGCATTGATGCAATGATTGGTAATGCTGGGACTACTATTGCAACTGGTGTCGGTGGTACTACCACTAACATGAACATCGAAAAATTGCGGGCAACTGCAAACGCGATGAATGCAAACAACGTACCCGCTGAAGGTCGATATTTGCTCATGCACGCAAGTCAGTTAGATTCATTGCTGGGCGACCAGGAAGTGACGTCTAGCGATTTCAACACAGTGAAAGCTTTAGTCCGAGGCGAAGTATCCTCATTCATGGGCTTTAACTTTATCACTATGGGCAACCGTGATGAAGGCGGTATTCCTAAAGCGGCTGCTCTGCGAAACTGTTTTGCATGGCACAAAGACGCGATGGGTTATGCTGAATCAATGGCTCAGAGAACTGAAGTCAGCTACATTCCAGAGAAAACCTCGTTCTTGGTTAGCTCTATGTTTAGTGCTGCCGCAGTAGCGATCGACTCTGAAGGTATCATTCAGGTTAACTGCACCGAATCCTAAAGGAGAAATGACTAATGGCATTTTCAATTGCTACAGACCTGCCTGGATGGGCAACAATCGGGGCTTCAAAGAGTGGTAACGCTCCTAGTGTTTACAGCTACCTGACCAGTTCAGACAACAAAGCGGCTGTTGCCGCGTCTGGCTACTTCAATGCAATTGAGGGTTTGATCACGACTGGTGATTTTATTCTCAATAAAGCTAGCGATGGCGGTCAGCTCTTAGTTGCGACTAACACTGCCGGTGTTATTACGACAGCTGCAATCTAAGTAGAACGGGGCGGCTTCGGTCGCCCCTTATTTAGCGAGAGGCGTTGTATGGCATCAGGTGATACTGATATTTCGATATGCTCTGACGCATTAATCCTGCTTGGAGCTGCACCGATAAGTTCATTTGCAGATGGGACGGACATTGCCCAAGCATGTGAGCGCCTATATCCCGACCTTCGGGACTCTTTACTTGCCAGGTATCCCTGGAGCTGGTCATACCAGAAGATTAAGTTAGCTCGTTTAGCGGTCGTTCCGGACAACGAGTTTAGATATTCCTATCAGCTGCCAGGCGATATGTTGTCTGGTATTCGAGCAATCTTTGCTGATTCATCAACCAACCAATTACCAGTCCGTTATGGCTGGCAGATCTTTGGGGATCAGTTGTACACCAATCTTGAAACGGTTTACATTGACTATCAAACGTCTGTGGCCGAGGAAAGAATGCCCGCGTACTTTGTGCGCCTGTTGCGTACAGTGTTGGCTGCGGAATTGGGCTTGGTTGTGACGGATCAAATCAGCAAGACTGACTATTTCAATTCACTTTCATTCGGGACACCAGGCGAGAATGGTCGTGGTGGTTTATTCCGAGAAGCGATGAATGTGGATTCTAGGGGCAATTCGCCGCAAGTTATCGAGGATTACTCCCTAATATATGTAAGAGGGTAGCATGGCTCGTTATACGCAATTCCAAACAAACTTCAGCGTTGGCGAGATGGATCCTTTGCTTCGGGCCAGAACCGACCTTGAGCAATACTCCAACGGTTTAGAATCAGCAAAAAATGTAATCATTCACCCGCAAGGTGGCGCCACTCGTCGCCCTGGTCTTCGCAGGATTACTCAGCTGTATGACAGTCCTGTTCCAGAAAACTTTAAGCTAATACCATTTCAGTTCAGCAGGACCGACACTTATTTGCTGGCCGTTCAAGGTGGGCGGATTAAAGTCTACAAGGATGACGTATTCCAAGTTAATGTCGTGGCTGCAGATATTACTTCGGCAATGGTGCCTGATCTTAAATACACTCAGGCCGTTGATACTCTAATCATTGTCCACCAGGACATGCACCCCAAGAGGTTGGTTAGAAACTCGGATGTAAGCTGGACGTTTGAAGATGTACCATTAACAAACATCCCTAGTTATGCGTTTAATCCGCATACGCACTACCCTCAGTTTGCAATCACGCCTTCTGCTGTCGACGGCAATATAACCATTACCGCGTCCAGCTACACCAGCGATACAGGTACAGCTCAAGGCGGATCTAGCACCACTTTAATACTAAAGGCGGCAACCTCGTTTACTGGCACAAAAACGCCTGTTGGGATGACAGTGCATCTCACATCTGGCACCGGCTCTGGGCAGTATCGGCACGTTCACAGTTATGATCTG